ATATACCATATTACTACATCATCATTATAGCATAAAAAAAGAGGGTCTTGCGACCCCCAGTAAAGTTAAGTGCGATAATCGTCAACTTTGTGATGCAAACTTTCGTTCGATTTTGATACCACGATACATGAGATTGTAGTTACGAGTTGCGGTTTGCTCTGCTAACACAGCGGCTTTGTATGCCTCTTTATCGTAATGCTTACCACGATAAGTGATAGTAGTCATGATTTTACTCCTAAAGAAATGGGTTTTTTTAAAACGCCGTTCCTTCAGTCGTTTGCGTCCCATACACACTCAGGTACAGATTCCTTTACGGTCTCTACCAACTCAAGTTTGAAAGCATTAGAGATATTCTCGTTTACTCTCATCTTCAGCATAATAGCATCAGCTTGAGCACATGTGAGTGATGAATAGAATAATAGTTCTAGCATGGAATCAACGGAACCGTTGCGCGACTTACTTGCGTCCTGTGGCGTCTTTCTATGCTATGTGCATAACGAATACCACCTGGATGAACGATAGGTCTATTATAGACCCTGTACCTTATTTAGTCAACCCCACACTCAAATTTGTTAAAAATAACGGATGTTGTGATTTTATTCAATCCATCATCACCATAATTCTCAAGCATATATTCACACATTCTAGAAAAAATTCTAGGAGATTTGCTAGTGAACAAATGAGCAATATCAGTTTTAATAGAACTCATGAAAAATTTAAGTTCTTCTCTATTCGTATATTTGCCGGAAAGTAGATTATGCCTTTTAAAAAGACGAAAGTATTTTTCTCTATCGATCTCTCTGATAAATCTTTTTGCGATAACCATTTTTCTTACAATTCTTTCAAGTTGTTCATAATCATCATGATACTCAGGCAAATCTAAAGACTCAAAATAAGATCTTTTGACTTTGAGTGTTGAATACAATAACCAAATTTCATCATCCACAAGAGAAAGATCATCATCTGATAATGCAGAAATACTTTCGGGATTTAAAAATAAAACATCATTAATACAAGACAAAAAAAGTTTTAATTTACACTCCACTAAAGGTGAAATTCTTTTTGGTCTTTGAAGATCAGATGGAGTGAGAGGAATCATTTCAAGTGTCATGTCATTATGATTGACTACCCCCGTATTATACACGAAAAACCACCCCTGTGAAGAGGTGGTGTGACAATTTTATAATCGACCCTACAGACCAAAAATTTGCCTGAGATTTTTTCTCGACTTTTTTGGAATTATTTCCGCTTTTTGGTTGGGGGTGGTGGTTCCAGTCCCCATAGTTTTGGATTAGTTCTTCCCATACCAAAACCAATGCCCTTTAAATTCTCACGAAACTTATCCCAGTACATATTAAAGATACGAACTTCCTTCTGACTACGAGTCAAATCATATCTCGTTTCTCCATCAACCACATAAGTGATTATCATGGCATCATAAGGACAATCTTTAGTAGATACTTGTTCCCAAGTTCCATTCTCTATCAGTATATCGCATCCATATATGGATTTGGAATTTTCTTTTTCTGATGGTGTCCATGAGGTCATTGACTGTTCCTCTTCTGTTTTAGTAGGAGCATCTCCCAATTGATTTGCCATAATTATGAACGATTTCCCCAAGTAATGTCTGGATATGCTTCACTTACAATTTCTTTCGTAATCTTATATTTCTCTGAAAGTTTTTTATCTTTACACAAACAAACAACTTCTGCCTCTAATGGATGAAGTCCCTCAAGAATATTAATGAACATCGTTTCACGACGAACACCACTCATGGAATCATTGCCACCCTTAAGAAAGTGATAGAAGTTTTTAAACTCTCTACGAATTGTAGTGTGTCCGTTCTTATCACTCGAACCCATAGAAAATGAATCCATTTCATGCATTCTACGAACTTCTTCTGTGATTTTAGTGCTCAGATTTCCATTTGATGATGCCTGATCCTCAAATCCAGAATAAGGAACCTCTCCTTCAGGAAGCATAGAAATTATACTTTCATCAAAGTTCCAAATTAATGTTGCCTTCAAAGAAACATGTTCATACTTCTTCAGGACTTCAATCTTCTTTGCCTTGCTTCTCTGTTTGGAAACAAGATCCAAAACCTCAAAAACAAATGGATTCTTTGGAAGTTCCAGTGATACTGCCTTAGTCGTTGTCGTTTTCTTCTTCGTTACTGTCGTCATAGTTTTCAAAATTAAATGCGATTACTTCATCTGGGATAAGATTTCCTTGCTCATCAAACAATTCTGGATGCAAATTGGGAATTTCTCGATAGTTCATCATGTATTCTCTGGCAGTCCAACCAATCATCAAACCCATCATAAGAAATAAAATGGTTAGAAATGAACCAAATACTAAACTAACTGCTAACATTTTTCTTACTCCGGGATGTCTTGATAGAAAATTCAAAGTGAATATTTACTTTCCATCTCAGAAAGCAAACCATCTTTTCAAACATAATGTGAAATGGTCTTGTTTTCTTTCTCTTACCTCCATTGAGCAAGAATTCAATACCACGATTTATGTGGTCTTCATTTTTATTTATGTTAAGACTTGATGACTTGTTGTTCTCTGAGGAATTTGATTGTGTCAACACATCCTCCTAATTTTTTATTGTCACATACTACTTGCGGAAAAGTAGAACCCCTACCAAATTTAGCATAGAATTCTTCTCGTGTAAAGTCCTCTTCAAGATTATAAGATATGAACTGTGTTCCTGTCAAATCTAGTACTTGTTTAATCTTGTAGCAGTGAGGACAATTATCTTTTGTGTAAACTTTAAAATTCATAAATTAATCTCTGATTAAAAAATAATTTCCAATTACAAGACAATCTATATCAATACTTTCAAAAGTTTTGATAGCATCTTTTGGATTCTCTACAATTGGTTGACCATTATCATTGAAAGAAGTATTTAAAAGAACCGGACAATCAGTTTCTTTGTTATATTTTTGAAGAAGTGTTGTAACTTCTGGATGCAACTTTTCATTTACAGTTTGAATTCTACATGAGAAATCTTTATGTGTGATCGCACCAAGTTTCTTTCTTTGATGTGGTTTTACTACCAGAGAGTATAGCATATATTCATTTGGATATACATCTATAAAGTATTCTTCTTGATATTCTTCAAGCATAATGCCCGCAAATGGACGCCACTCTTCTCTATGTTTAATACGAGTATTGATTGTCTTTTTATTTTCTTTTAATGATGGGTTCATCAGAATTGAACGAGAACCAAGTGCTCTAGGTCCAAACTCTGAACGATTTTGAAACCATCCAACAATTTTATTATCAGCAAGAAGTTTAGCAACCTTCTCACACAGTTCTTCAAAGTTATCAAACTTCTTATAGTTTTTCCCTTCAAGTGCTTTCTCAATCTCTTCGTCACTATAAGTGCGTCCAAGAAGTGAAATATTATGTGGGAGAGTTACTTTTTCTTTTGCCTTAAAAACACCATAACATGCAGCACCAAATGATAATCCAGTATCGTCAGGAAATGGTGGGATGTGCATATTCTTTACAATTTCATTCTTACGAATGACAGAGTTTGTGAGAATATTCAGAAACACACCACCAGCAAGGCAAAGATTGTCATCAATATATCCTTGCTCTTTGAGTGTCTTCATATAAACAAGCATTCCCTGCTCAAAATTATGTTGAAGAGTTCTTGCTTTGTTCTCTGGACTCATGTTCCCATAAACATAGTCCTGTCCAGGAAAAGAATTGAATGTAACTGAAGGGATACCTTCAAAAGTTTGTCGATAATCTTTTTCAAACTCCTTTATATTACCATATGCCGAAAGACCCATGACCTTGCCACAGAATGTCTCACGATACTTTGGATCAGTAATATCAATTTGTTTCTGAACCATCTCAACATAAATTTGATATGCCCAAGACCAATAATAATTTCCAAAGTTATTCATTTCAGGAATACCGGGATGATACCTAAAAATACCTTTTTCTTTATTAAAGTATCCTATAGAATGATTCTCTGTAGAAAAAGCATTGCCAGTAGAATTGAATAAAATAGATCCAGCATTATCCATCGTAATAAATGTTCCTTCATTGTAATCTGAAGAGAACACTGATGAATATGCATGACACATATGATGAGATACTATCTCAACTTTTGATTTTGGGAAATATCTTTTGAGTTTAGAATGAAGAGTTTGATTAATATAATTCTTATAGAAGTTTGTATTTGCCATCGATGGAACGACAACTACATCAATATCTTCTTTAGAAAGATTTCCTGTCGATAAACAATAGTCTATCGATTTTCGTGGGAAGTTTCCATCATATTTAATACCAGTAAGTCTTTCTTCACTGATACTAGTTACATGATTTCCATTAGAAAATAAAGACACACTTGCTCCATGTGTCCAACTTTCATTCATTTGTTCTCTCAAACGAGGATTATCAGAAATTAAAACGTTCCATCCAATCGCACCATAAAGTCCAATAACATTCATTTATCAACTGCTTCTATAATTTTATCAAAGTTAAAGATTTCTTCGTCCTCATCCACATAAGGATACTCTGCTTCTACTCCAGTAAAATCAAAGTCAAACAAATAACTATTTGGAAGTTTAAAGTTGGCAGGTTTCTCTGCTTGAATATTGGTATGTATATCCCATCCAAAGACCTTTGGACTAGTTCCATTCCATAATACCACAGAAGGCAATTTCAATGCTGTTGCTGCGTGTTGTAGGCAACTATCAATAAGTATTCTCTTCTCA